GTAGTAGAAAACCTACCGAATAACCTCATTGTTAACAATCAATATGAAAAGATGGTCAGCCAGAAAGCCAACTACCTGGTAGGCCAACCCTTCGTCGTAGAGTGCAGGAACGCGACGTATGCCGAACTCCTGAAAAAGATATTTGGTAAGCGCTTCATGAAGACTCTTAAAAATGCCGCTAAAGCGTCGCTAAATGGCGGCTTAACATGGATGTACCCATACTATACGGATACTGGCGAATTGGCCTTTCGTTTGTTTCCGGCATACGAGATCCTGCCGTTTTGGGCTGACAGCGAACACACCATACTGGACTCTGCGGTCCGGGTCTACATAGTAGAGGGGTACGAGGGTACTACGCCGGTACTGATTGAAAAAGTAGAGGTCTATGATCTTGCCGGGATACACCGATATGTACTAGAGGGAGACATGCTGATACCGGACATGGACGGCGAGCCGGATTCTCCGCATGTGTACGCCGTGGATGCCGCCGGGAATCAGACGGGGTTCAATTGGTCGAAAATCCCTCTAATTCCCCTGAAGCGGAACGAGAGTGAAATTCCACTGATTAAAAAAGTCAAGTCGCTTCAGGACGGTATCAATATCATGCTGTCAGACTTCGAGAACAACATGCAGGAAGATGCACGGAACACAATACTGGTAATTAAAAATTACGACGGCACAGACCTGGGGGACTTCCGAAAAAACCTGTCCACATACGGGGCAATAAAAGTCCGGTATGACGGGGAGGCAAAAGGCGGAGTAGAAACGCTGGAAGTAACGGTTAACGCAGACAACTATAAGGCCATTGTGGATATCTTTAAAAAGGCATTGATCGAGAATGCAATGGGGTTTGATGCAAAAGATGACCGGATCGGCGGCACTCCAAATCAGATGAACATTCAGTCTATGTATAGCGACATCGACCTGGACGCTAACGACATGGAGACCGAGTATCAAGCGGCCTTTGAGGAAATTCTCTGGTTTATCGCCGCGCACATTGCGAACACCGGGCAGGGCGACTTCACGGACGAGCAAGTAGACATCATTTTCAACCGCGATATGATGATGAACGAAGCCGAAATAATTACGGCCTGCCGTGATTCTGTCGGGATCTTAAGTGATGAAACAATTGTTGGACAGCATCCCTGGGTGGACGATGTACGGCTTGAAATGAAGCGGTTAGAGGAACAGAAGAAGAAAGTGCATGAGGATGAAATGAACTCGGGCTACAATCCATTTCGGGGCGGTGGTGTAAATGGCGACGAAACAGGCTGATTATTGGCGAGAGCGCTTTGCGCAACTCGAGGAGGCGGCGAACCAGCAAGGACTATCTGCATGTGCGGATTTGGAGTTTCAATACCGCAAGGCCCAACAGGAACTAGAAGCGAAAATAGCCGTCTGGTATCAGCGCTTTGCGGACAACAACCAGACTTCCCTTGCTGAAGCCCGTAAATGGCTCACAGGGAAGGATCTGGAAGAGTTTCGGTGGTCAGTGCAGGATTACATCAAATACGGCAGGGAAAACGCCTTTAGCGGCGCCTGGACGCAGCAATTAGAGAACGCCTCCGCGAGGTTCCACATTTCGCGCCTGGATGCGCTAAAACTCCACACCCAGCAAAGCGCCGAAGTCATGTTCGGGAACCAGTTGGATACAGTAGACGCTGCCATGCGCAAGATCTACTCGAGCGATTATTACCACACAGCCTACGAGATCCAAAAAGGAATTGGGATCGGGCGGGAGATCGCCAGCATTGACCAGAACAAGCTTTTAAAAATACTTTCAAAGCCCTGGGCGGTAGACGGGAAGAATTTTTCCGAACGGATATGGGGCAATAAAAACAAGCTGATCAACGAGCTACACACGGAGTTGACCAGGAATATTATGCTTGGAAAAGCCCCCGACAAAGCTATTGAAAATATCGCCAAGAAGATGGGAACATCTAAATACAACGCCGGGCGTCTTGTTATGACGGAATCGGCGTATTTTAGCGCTGCTGCACAGAGGGATTGTTTCGGAGATTTAGGCGTAGAGAAATACGAAGTTGTAGCGACACTGGACAGCCATACATCCGATATATGCCAGAGATTAGACGGCAAAGTGTTCGACATGAAAGACTATGAGCCGGGAGTCACAGCCCCGCCTTTCCATGTCTGGTGCCGGTCTACTACAGTACCGTACTTCGATGATGATTTCGAGAGTCCAGGAGAACGCGCTGCCCGCGATGAAGACGGCAAGACGTACTATGTTCCTGCGGGTATGAAGTACAGCGAATGGAAAAAAGAATATGTTAAGCAGCCGCAATAACATAGACTTATGCGCGACTCCGGCGTATAATGTTAGTATACTTACACAAGAAGAGGGGGCGTTCTATGAAAGCGGCAAAAATAACAGGGATAGTTTTGATCCTTGCGGCTATCCTTGCTGTATGGAATACGGGAGGGGACCCGGAGGCAATCGCACCGGCTGCAATCTTCTGCATAGTCGGAGCGTATTTACTGGTCAGGAAGCCAAGGCAGAAAAGGAATGAAGAGTGGCAGCAAAAACAACAGAATAACGCCGAAAAGATAATTCAGCAGGGCATTACGGTTACACTGAAGCATGCTACAGGGTTAAGCCTTGCAGAGGGGGCTAGATGTCAGATTGATTATGGTCCCATGGGAGTAACCGTAAAAGGCGGAGGAACAACATACAGGCTTGCGATGGAAAAGATAACGGCTATGGAAATTCTTACTGATGTAGATGTCCAGAAGCAGTATGTTTCCAGCGTAGGAGGAGCGGTAGGGGGTGCTATATTGCTGGGCGGCCTCGGGGCCGTTATCGGAGGACGGGCAAAACAAAAGAAAAATGTCACAGAGACAAGGTACTTTGTTGTCAATTATCTAAGTGACGACGAAGTAAAGAGCATAAGTTTCGAGGTAGCGGCACGAGAAAGACCTAAGGTTGGAAAAGTAATAAGGAGTTTTTCACTAGGAGTATCCGAGAAAGCAAGTGCGGAAATAGAGTTATAACCACAAGATAAAAGTGGGGCGTTTACAGACGTCCTATTTTTATACCCAAAATCGCCTTTTTGGTATTGTAGGCGGAAAAGAACAAGACAAATGAGACCGGACTGAACCGGGTAAAAAATGTATTTGAAAGGATGGAGACACAATGAAAAAGGACGATTTGATGCAGAAGTACGGACTTGACGAGGAGGCGGCGCAGAAGATTGAAAGCGCGTGGACAGAGGCAATGAAAGGATTCATTCCCAAAGATCGGTTCGACGCAGTTAACAAGGTGAAGAAGAACCTTGAAAGCGGGCTGACAGCGAGTGGCGAACAGTTAGAGGGGAAGGAAACAACCAGCGAAAAAACCGGCGAACTGGATAAACAAATTGAGACGCTGCGGGCAGCCAACGCCACGCAGAAAGCGGCGTATGAATCCGCATTGAACCAGCTCAGGGTAGATAGTGTGGTGGAAAAAGCATTATCTAACGCAAAGGCTAAAAACGCAACGGCAGTTAAGGCGCTGTTGAATCTGAAGGACGCGAAGATCGGAGAAGACGGATCGGTCGAAGGTCTGGCGGAGCAGATTGAGAAGTTGACCGGGGCAGAGGAAACAAAGTTTCTCTTCGCCGCCGAACAGAAGCCCGCGCCGGCAGCCTTCAAAGGATTTCAGCCGGGAGCGTCTGCTGACATTACGCCAGATCCGAAAGCCGCAGGCTTTGAGACCCGGCTCGCGGATGCACGAAAGAACAAAGACACCATCGGAGCAATTAAAATTAAACAGGAGGCGGCCGCAGAGGGCGTTATCCTAATGTAAAAAAGAAAGGTTAAAAAGGTGATAATATGCCACAGGTACCAGGCATTGGAACAACGTGGAATCTCCCCAACTATGCGGGCGAGCTTTTTACCGCAGACCCAACACAGACCCCGTTACTGTCCATGATTGGCGGCTTAACGGGCGGGAAACAGACGGATAACTTCGAGTTTCCCACAGCGGTCTTGTATGACTACCCAGAAGCAGAGCAGCCCGATATTTCCGAGTCCGATTCAGCGACGGCTCCGGCCGCTTCGCACGTTGCCCGGACGCAAGAAACGAACGTCGTGCAGATCCATCATGAGACGATCGACCTCACGTACGTAAAGCAGAGCAATTCGGGCCGGATGTCTGGACTGAATACTGCCGGGCAGCAGGCCAACCCGCCCAACGAAAAGGCGGAGCAGATCCAGCATAAGCTGGTCAAGATTGCCCGAGATGTAGAGTTTTCTTTCATTTGCGGCAAACACCAAAAAGCAACAGCGGCAAATGTGGCAAATAAAACGCGTGGCGTGATAGAACTGTGTACCTCTTCGACGTCGGCGTCCATAGCCGCCGGAAACAGTGTGCTAAGCAAGGCGCTGTTAAACCAAATTTACCGTGAAATGGCGAACAATGGCGCATATTTTAACAATATGGTGTTGTTCTGCGGGGCGCATCAAAAACAGGTGGTTTCCGATATCTATGCAAGCCAGTTCGGGGCCAACCTACCGGCAACTCGCAATGTCGGCGGCGTCAACATTACGGAGATTGAAACGGACTTCTTCAAAATGGGCGTAACCTGGAATCGGTTTATGCCCGCCGATTCGATTATCCTGGTTGATGTGGCATATTTAGCGCCGGTATTCCAAGTCGTACCCGGCAAGGGTGTGCTTTTCGAGGAAGAACTGGCAAAGACCGGCGCGTCCGACAATATCCAGATCTTCGGGCAGATCGGGCTGGCTCACGGCCCTGCGTTCCTGCATGGGGCTATTACGGGACTTTCAATAGCATAAGGAGGAAATCTATGTTTAGGATCAGAAAACAGCTCCATACGCCTAATATGATATGGAATCCGGCAGTGGGGAAACCCCTGTGCAAGTTTGACGACACGGGAACCATTGAAACTGACGATATCGAGCTGGCCGATAGGCTGAAAGAGATGGGCCATGAAGTGAGCGGCGAGGCCGTCCCGGACAGTCAAGCGTCCCATTCCCAGGCGGGTGCAAGCGTTGAAGACTTGCGGGACTACGCAGCAGAGAGGGGGATTGACTTGGGCGGAGCCACAACCGCCAAAGGAATGCTTAAGAAAATCATTGAGGCTGAAAAGGTGGGATAGAGTATGAAGGATGATGTAATCAAGCGGCTGGCTGCTCTCGGGTACGAAGCGACCACTGAAGACGACTGGATGCTGGATTTCATCATCCAGAAAGTTGAGGACCATATTAAAAACGATTGCAACGTAACGGTGGTTCCTGATGGGTTGCATCAGGTCGTGGTCGAGCGGTCATCCGGCGAATTCTTGTTCGTCAAGAAACAAGGCGGCAGGCTCGAGGGTTTTGATCTGGAATCTGCCGTGAAACAGGTGCAAGCCGGGGACACAAGCGTAACCTTTGCGGATGGGGCGTCGCCTGAGTCAAGGTTGGATGCCCTTTTAAAGCATCTAACATCTTGCGGAGGGGGTGATCTTGCATGCTATCGCAAAATACGGTGGTAGCCGCTGTTCGGGAGGTGCTGGAAAGCACGTATACCGGCACATGCGACATTGTAGAGCGGCAAAAGGTAACGAAAGAGAATAAGTCTACGGGGTTCGAGGAAATAACGGTCCTTGAAAAGCAGCCCTGCAAGCTTTCTTTTTCCACCATCAAGAGTTCCGCGCCGGGTGAAGCTGCCGCGTCTATCGTGCAGATCACGAAACTCTTTATAGCGCCGGAAATCGACGTAAGGCCCGGATCGAAGCTGACCGTAACACAGAACGGCACGACAGCAGAATATACCCGTAGCGGCAAGGCGGCGGTGTATAACACGCATCAGGAGATAGTGTTGGAGCTGTTCCAGGGGTGGGCATAATGGGTAGAAGTCTTGGGAGTTGCGACATAAGGCAGTTGGAGGATTTCGAGGCCCGATTACGGCAGTTACCCGACCGGGCCGTATTTTTTGAGGCTTGTGCGCGTGAATTGGCCGCGCGGCTACTTAGAAAGGCAATCAAAAGAACGCCGGTCGGCGTATATCCGCCACGAACGGGCAAAAAAGGGGGTACGCTTCGGCGTGGGTGGACGGCTGGGAAAGACGTGAAAACTTACGTTAACTCATTGGTGGTAAGGCGACGAGGCAATACCTATATAATCGAGGTCACTAACCCCGTAGAGTACGCGCCTTATGTGGAATTCGGACACCGCACCCGTGGCGGTACCGGCTGGGTTGAGGGGAAATTTATGCTGACTATCTCCGAGCAGGAGATAGAAGCGGTGAGTTTTTCAATACTAAGCCAAAAACTAGATAGAATGTTGAGGGAGTTGTTCGAAAATGGTTGATCAGATTACTGACGGGATTGTCGAAGCCTTACACGGGGCTTTTGGGGAATCCTATGAAATCTACACAGAGGCAGTAGCGCAGGGTTTAAAGGAACCCTGCTTTTCTGTCATGTGCCTGAATCCGACAAACAATCAGTTTTTGGGGAGCCGGTACTTTCGCAGAAACCAGGTCTGCATCCATTTCTTCCCCGTGTCAAAAACTGATGCCTACGCGGAGATTAATGCAGCGCGTGAAAGATTGTTTGACTGCCTCGAATACATCACGGTAGACGGGGATTTGGTACGGGGTACGCAAATGAACAATGAAACGGTTGACGGCATACTGCATTTTTTTGTTAATTTTGACATGTTTACGGTCAGAGAGACAGAAAAAGTACCTATGAAAGAAGTAGAGCAAAACACCCTAGTAGAGGAGTGAAGAGATGGGCAAGAACGAAGAAACCAAGAAAGAGAATCAGTATACCAAAAGGCAGATCATCGAGTCTGACAAGTACAAGGAGCGCCGGGACCTGCTGGGTGCGCTGCTCTCTGACGGAAAGGAGTACAGCCTTACACAGGTGGATGCTCTGATTCAAAATTTTTTGAAAGGTAAGGTGAAATAATGGGATTAGGTGGAGGAGCGTTTACGACGCAAAATAAGATTCTGCCAGGGAGCTATATGAATTTTGTGTCGCTCTCACGGGCGGCAGCGGCCCCAGATCGGGGCGTGGTTGCCATTCCCCTTGAACTCGATTGGGGGCCGGACAGTGAAGTATTTAAAATTACGGAAACTGAATTCCGGGAGTCCAGTGTTAGATTATTAGGGTATGAATACGGGAATGAAAAGCTGCGAGGATTGCGAGATCTGTTTCTGAATGCGAAAATCCTCTATACGTACCGTCTTAATAGCGGCGGCACAAGGGCGAGTTGCACATTTGCAGAGGCAAAGTATACCGGACCGTGTGGAAATTCGATTAAGGTCATTATTCAGAGCAACCTGGACGATATAACAATGTATGATGTTAAAACGGAGTACAACGGCCAGGTCATGGATACGCAGACCGTAACATCCGCCGCGGAACTGGTCGGCAATGACTTTGTGGAGTTTAAGGCGGGGGCTACTTTAGCGGCCACAGCAGGCACTCCGCTGGCGGGGGGAAGTAACGGCGTTGCGGACGGACAGGCACATCAAGAGTTTTTGGATAAGATTGAATGCTACAGTTTCGACACGCTGGCGCTGGTTAGCGAAGATGGGATTCTCAAAAACACCTACTCTAACTTCTGCAGAAGGATGCGAGACGAGCGCGGCATAAAGTTCCAGACCGTACTGCACCAAAAAGCAGCGGACTACGAAGGTGTTATAAATGTCCGCAATGTGACCACGACCGAGGGTTGGTCAGCGGCTTCGCTGGTGTATTGGGTGGCTGGCGCGGTAAGCAATTGCGCCATCAATAAGACTGCCCTAAACACGAAGTACACAGGCGAATTTACCGTTGTGGCAAGCTTCACCCAGGCACAGCTAGAGCAATGTATCAACATCGGCGAGTTTGTGGTACACAAGGTAGGGGAGGAGCTTGGAGTTTTGGCCGATATAAATTCTCTGGTCACTGTTTCGCCTACAAAAAGTGCCAGCTTCAAGAAAAATCAAGTGATCCGGGTTATAGATACAATTGCTAGGGATATCGCAAATCTCTTTAACAGCAAGTACCTTGGGAGTATATCCAATAACGAGAGCGGAAGAGTAAGCCTGTGGTCGGATATCGTTAAACACCATAATGAGTTGCAGTTAGTTGGGGCGATTGAAGATTTTGACGAAACCCACGTAACTATTGCCCCTGGAAACATGAAGTCTTCGGTTGTAATAACGGACCTGATCACTGTCGCCAGTGCAATGGAGCAGCTATACATGACCGTAATGGTCGCATAAGGAGGTATAGACGTGATAAACAATGTTACAATGGCCGCGAAGGACGCAATTTCCGCAAAAATGGCGGAGTGCTACATTACGATTGGTGGAAATCGCTATAACTTCATGCAGGCGATTAACTTCGAGGCGTCCTACAAAAAAAACAAGTCAGAAGTTCCGATTCTTGGGAAAACCGGCGTCGGGAACAAGGCGAGCGGATGGACCGGGACCGGAAAGGCTACATTTCATTACAACACATCCATTTTCAGAAAGATGATGTTAGACTTCAAGAACACCGGCGAGGACGTCTATTTTGAAATCCAGATAACGAACGAGGACCCTACCTCGGGCGCGGGCCGTCAGACAATGGTATTTTACGGCTGCAACATAGACGGCGGCATCCTCGCCAAATTTGACGCCGACGGGGAATACCTGGATGAAGACATGGACTTTACATTTGAAGACTTTAGCATGCCGGAAACGTTTCGCGTGTTGGATGGCATGAAATAATCGCCCCGTAGCAGGGGTTTTAATTTGAGAGGAGACGCAAATGTCTGTAACACAATTCTTGAAAAAGAACAAGAAAGCAAAAGAGAACACCATGTACCCGGTTACAAAATCACTGGCGGATGAAAACGGAAAGCCGCTAATGTGGGAAATCCGTCCAATGACCACTAAGGAGAACGAGGATCTTCGCGACGCCTGCACGGTAGACGTACAGATAACAGGAAAGCCTAACGCTTTTCGGCAGAAGCTACTAACAAGCAAGTATATTGCCAAGATGCTTGCTAACAGCGTGGTAACGCCGAATCTGTACGATGCTGAGCTTCAGGACAGCTATGGCGTTAAGACACCAGAAGATCTAATCGTTGAAATGATTGACGATCCGGGCGAATACTCCGACTTTGCGGTATTTGTGCAGAGCTTTAACGGGTTCGCCGAATCCATCGACGACAAGGTTAACGAAGTAAAAAACTCCTAACTGGTGGGGGCGATTCTGATTTTTCTTACTATCATTATTGCCTTCATCAGTTCGGATGGCCGCCGCGTCAGTATACGGAACTCGACGAAGAGGAAAAAGCCTTGGTCATTGCGTCCATTCAGGTTAAAGTAGACGCGGAGAAGAAAAAAGAACAAGAGCTGCAAAGAAAGGCGAGGAGGTGAGCGGATGGGTAGTGTACGCAGCGTGATCGAACTGGCAGACAGGGTCTCGGGGCCAGCAATGCGTATGTCGCGGGCCGTTGACGATTTAACACAGCAATTTGAGAGTGTTAAATCCCAAATGGGTGAGAATTTCGACACTTCTGGTTTTGAGAGAGCCGTACAAGGTGCTAGGGATATTGAGTCTGAAATTAATAGCGTGCATGAGTCACTGGTGCGAGCAGGCGAAGAACAAAACAGTTTTAATCAAGAAATAGAACGAGGATCACAGAAGGCCGACGGTCTTACAGGGAAAATAAAAGGGTTTGTTGCGGCTTTTGTGGGAATTAAAGCGGTTAAAGGCGCAGTGAGCTGGATACAAGATTCACTTGATCTTACGAATGTCCAGCTAAATGCAGAACGCCAGCTTAATACGGTCTTGAAGAATGTAGGGGCAGCGGATGACGCCTTTCAGCGCCTCAAAGACACGGCCTCCTCCATACAGGGATACAGCCTGTATGGAGATGAAGCCATGCTGGGAGGAGCTGCGGAGCTTGCGACATATATTAAAGATGCCGACGCAATCCAATCTATGATGGGAACACTTGCCAATTATTCTGCTGGTATGAGCGGAGGTGGTGAGGTCAATCAGCAACAGATGGTAGAATATGCAACCCAGCTTGGTAAAGCCCTTGACGGTACATATGATGGGCTGAAGAAAAAAGGCTTTGAGCTGTCAGATTCTCAAAAGGCTATCATAGAAAACGGTACTGACATGCAGAGGGCATTGGTACTGGATGATGTTATAAACCAATCTTGGGCTAATTTAGCTGAGCAGATGGCAAATCTCCCCGAGGGAAGAATAATTAAAATCAAAAATGAATGGGGGGATATCCGTGAAACAATTGGTGCGAAGGTATATCCGGCTGTTCTACATTTATTTGATACCTGCGAACAACATTTACCACAGATAGAAAATCTATTGCAGGGGCTGGTAAATGCTTTTTGCTTTGTTGTTTTTGTAATATCCGAGGTAATTGATGCAGCCGATGCTGTTTACACCTTTTTTTCGAATAATTGGAGCTTAATCTCGCCTATCATTTACACAATTGTTGGGGCATTGATTGCATATAAAACAGCTGCTGTGGTGGCAGCAATCGCACAAGGCGCCTTGACTGTAGCAAAAACAATAGCCCTGCCTATTTATGCGGCTTTAAAAGGGGCCACAATGGCCGAAACCGCAGAGCAATGGAAGTTAAATTCTGCATTGTACGCATGCCCGCTTGCGTGGATACTGATGTTGGTAATTGCTATTATAGGGGCCGTATATGCCATTGTTGCGGCAATAAATGCCGTTACGGGTAAGTCAATCAGTGCAACAGGAGTTGTTTGCGGAATTTTAGCAGTAGCCGGAGCCTTTGTTGCTAATTTGTTCATGGGGCTATTGGACTTGATTTTCGGGGTTATAAATGCCCTCGTCAATCCTTTTGTCCAAATAGCGAACTTTTTCGCGAACGTGTGGGAGAACCCGATTTCATCCGTGATTTACCTTTTTCAGGGATTGGCAGACTCGGCTTTAGCGGTACTGGAAAAAATTGCTTCAGCAATGGACTTTGTTTTCGGGGGCAACATGGCCGATACGGTGGCCGGATGGCGCGCAGGGCTAAAGGAGATGGCAGACGCGGCAGTGTCTAAATATGCGCCTAACGAAAACTATCAAAAAGTGATAGACGAGCTGGATCTAAGCGTCGGGAAGGATCTGGGGTGGACGCGGTTCGATCTAAGCGACGCATACGACGCCGGGTATAAGTTCGGTGAAGACGTCAGCAATTTTGATCTAGGATCACTATTCCCAGAAGTCGAAATACCAGAACAGGGTGACTACACGCAGGGGATGGGGAGTATTTCCGGCGATATCGCCGGGATTGCCGAAGACACGAAAGACATTAAGAATACTGTGTCGGCCAGTTCCGAAGAACTCAAATACTTGCGGGAGATTGCAGAACGTCAGGCAATCAACCAATTCACCACCGCAGAAATAAAAGTTGATATGACGGGCATGACCAACAAGATCGATTCAGAGATGGATATTGACGGCATTATCAATATTTTCACAAAAACCATCGAGAGCGCCCTTATATCAAGCGCAGAGGGGGTACACATATAATGTATCTATTCTATCTGGGGGATACACAGTTTCCCGTGGCCCCTTCTAAAATGCAGATCAAAATTAACAACAAAAACAAAACAATGACACTGATCAACGAGGGCGAAATAAACCTTCTCAAAATACCAGGATTGACAGATATTGCGTTTGATGTCTTGCTGCCTAACGTAAAGTATCCCTTTGCAAAATACCCGAATGGATTCCAGAACGCCTCCTACTATCTAAGCCTCCTGGAGAAAATCAAGACATCAAACAAGCCATGTACTTTTCGCGTAATTAGACAGCGAGACAACGGGAAAAGCGTTGGTAGTACTATGTCAATGAGCGTCTCGCTCGAGGGCTACACCATCACGGAGGACGTAAAGAACGGGGTGGATATTGTCGTATCTGTAAATTTGAAACAGTATAAGACATATGCCACAAAAACATTCACGATTGTGAAAAAAGTGGAAACCCCTGAAGCGACCGTAACACAGAACAGAGAAACCACCAAAGAACCTGAAAGAACGTACACCATAAAACAAGGGGATAACCTTTGGAAAATCGCAAGACAACAGCTCGGCAATGAACTCCGGTGGAAGGAAATCTATGATAAGAATGTGGATGTGATCGAAGCGGCTGCCCGGAAGTACGGAAAAGCAAGTTCTTCGACCGGCCATTGGATTTACCCCGGCGTAGTCCTGATACTGCCTTAAGGAGGGCTTCTTATGACAAAAGGAGAGGCGCTTGCTGCCAAAGTCAAGAGCCGCGAAGGAAAGAATCAATATACACAGGGCGATAAAAGAGGTCAGGTAGCGTCCGGTTGGTCGGATTGCAGTTCACTGCAACGGTGGGCGTATAAAGAAGTGCTGGGAATAGATATCGGCGATAACACCGAAGTACAAATCTTATCCAGCAAATTAAAGACCGTGCTACTATTCCTAAAGAACGGAATTCCTGACGTGGATTCCATGCAGCCGGGAGACCTACTATTTTTCAGGGGAACCAACACCGCCCGGAAATCCTCCATGTATGTCGGCCACGTCGAGATGTACGTCGGCAATGGACAGCTAAGCGGTCACGGTTCGGGGCGCGGCCCTACCCGCAAGGACTTGAAGAGTTATTGCCGGACACGGCAAAGCGCAAGCTCGCCGGTGCCTGCCGGGAATAAGGGGCTGATCTGTGTCAGGAGAGCCGTAGTAGATACAAGCGGAACCTATGCGGGGAGCGCATGGAGTTCGGCATCGACGGGTGCTACAAGCGGGAGCGCACAAAATACCATACAGAGCACTGCATCTGAGACACAAGCCGAGTCTGTCGAGATAACAAAAGTGGTATGTAAGTCTGTCACTGGATCACCCGGGGCTTATAAGTTTACCGAGCTTAAGGACATGGGAGGCGTGCTTGCTGCTGGTTGCGAAATCCTGATACAAAATGATAAGGTCTATATGCCGGTTGTGACCGGAGAAATTACGCTGGAATACAGCCGGAAGAACACACCGGGACAACTTAAGTTTAGCGTAATCAAGGACGATGTGCTGAACATTCAGGAGGGGAACCCTGTCAGCTTCAGGGTAGACGGTCGAAACATCTTTTACGGATATTTTTTTAGCCGATCCGTAAAAGATAAAAATACGATAGAACTCACTTGCTACGATCAGCTTCGTTACCTTAAAAACAAAGATACCTTAGTGTACTCAAACAAGAAGTATTCCGAATTGCTGCGGATGATCGCCGACGACTATGGCTTGACGTGCGGAGACGTCGAGGACACTGGCCATGTAATCGCAGGGCGAATTGAGGAGGCTACGCTCTTTGACATACTCGGCAACGCCTCCGACGAGACAGTGCTAAATACGGGCCGCCTATACGTACTGTATGACAATTTCGGGAGACTGCGGCTGGAAAACATCCAGTCAATGGTATTGCCGATCCTGATAGACCAGGATACCGCCTCCGACTATGGATATACCAGTACCATCGACAAGGATGTTTATAACCGGATCAAGATTGCATGGGACAATAGTACCACGGGCGAAAGAGAAATATACGTAGCGAACGACACGGACAGTCAGGCCAATTGGGGCGTGCTACAGTACTACGATAAGGCGGACAGCGCGGAGGTAGCAAAGGAAAAGGCCAATGTACTGTTGAGCTACTACAATAAGGTTCAAAGGGAACTGACGATTAATAAGGCCTTTGGGGATGTCCGGGTGCGTGGCGGCTCCTCGTTGGTCGTAATGATGGATCTTGGGGATGTAAAACTGCAAAATTTCATGGTAGTGGAAAAAGTACGTCATACTTTCGCCAACGGCGAGCACTTAATGAATCTGAATGTCTCAGGTGCGAGGGGGGAATTTAATGTCTGATATGCTGGAAATAATCAAAAAGGCGGCCCTCGATGCCGTTGAACAAAGCAAGCCGGTCGCGATTGTTTTCGGGGTGGTGGAATCTACTGCCCCGCTCAGGGTGAAGGTCGAGCAGAAGTTAACGCTTTCGCGGGATTTCCTGATTTTAACAGACCGCGCGTCCGACTTACACCCTGGTGATTCTGTGGTTATGCTTCAGCGGCAGGGCGGACAGAAATATCTTATCTTAGACAAGGTGGTGACGTGATGCTTCCGAGATATGACAGTACATTACAAGACGACTTCACGGTAGCGACACTACCGACAAAAACCTATGCCCTAAACCTGGGGAAAGGGACGATAAGGGGTATGGTGGATGGGTTGGAGGCAGTAAGACAGGCTGTTTTTCTGGCCTTGCGCACAGAAAGATACCGGTACGAAATGTACAGCTGGCAGTACGGGGCAGAGTTGGAATGTCTGATTGGTTGTCAGGTCCCGCTGGTGTATGCGAAGATATCCGAAAATATCACAGACGCGTTGATATGCGACGATCGGATACTTGCCGTTGATAACTTTTCCTTCGCACGAAAAGCCAATGCCGTAAGCGTATCCTTCAGGGCGGAAAGTATTTTTGGGAGCTTGACGCTCTCTGAGGAGGTGGCGATAGATGTATGATAATATGACTTTCGGCGCGATTATGCAGCGCATGCTGGACGCCGTACCGGTGGGAGTCGATAAACGAGAAGGATCAATAATCTACGACGCCCTCGCACCGGCCGCAGCAGAAATTGCCATAACGTACCTAGAGTTGCAAATGCTAATCCGGGAGACGTTTGCGGATACGGCAACAAGGGAATACCTGATTAAACGGTGCGCAGAGCGCGGAATTACCCCTGAGTCCGCCACAAGCTCGATCGTGGTAGGGGAATTTTTTCCTGACACTCTGGACCTTACCGGAAAAAGGTTTAGCTGCGACGGCCTGAATTTTGTCTGTGTAGAGCCTGCCGAAACAGGGGGGTATGAATTAAAATGTGAAGCAGAGGGTTCCGCAGGGAACATTTCAGAGGGGAACCTAGTGCCAATCGAGTATATAAGCAGTCTGCAAACGGCGAGAATCACAGGGCTGCTTATACCGGGTAAGGACGAAGAAGAAACGGAATCTCTGAGAACTCGTTACTTTGACGGGTTAAGCGTGCAGGCGTTTGGCGGAAATGTAAGTGATTATAAATACAAGGTAAACAACCTGGACGGCGTAGGCGGTTGCAGGGTGTATCCGGTATGGAACGGGGGCGGAACGGTCAAGGTCGTAATCGTGGACGCGCAGTACAATACACCCAGTGATACTTTAGTCAGCTACGTTCAAAACGAACTTGACCCGACAGAAGAGAGCGGAAAAGGTAGGGGGCTGGCGCCAATCGGGCATATTGTGACGGTTGCGGGTGCGGAAAGCATTGCAGTTAATATCATTACAAAGATCACCTATAATCCGGGCCACAACTATGCGACCTCAAAAACCTCCATCGAGGGGGCGATTGACGAATATTTCGCCGAGATAAGATCCACGTGGGAGAATGACGGACCCAACATCGTGCGCATAAGTCAAATTGAGTCCAGGCTCTTAGGCTTAGATGAAATAGTAGACGTGCAGGACGCTTCTTTGAATGGAGTTAAAAGCAACTTGTCATTGGAGGCGAACCAGTTGCCAATAAGGGGGGCTTTTGCTGATGGAGCATAAAAAACTAATCGACTATCTGCCGGAGTTTCTGGCGGCAATCCGGGAAATGAAGCTTATTGCATCAGCCGAACAACCTGAAATTACTCTGCTCCTGGGTTATGTGAATGAAGGTCTGCAAAACCAATTCGTCATTGACGCAAACGAGGCGGGATTAATGCGGTACGAAGCCTTATTGGGGATCGAAAATAAACAGGGAATTACTCTCGACGAGAGAAGGTTTAGTGTTCTGGCAAAGTTGGGCGAAAACGGGATCTACAATCTGCAATACCTAAAGGATCGCCTAGCCGCGCTATGCGGTGAAGATGGGTATTCACTCCGCGTGGACGAGAACCGCTATTTTATTGAAATCAAGGTGGCTCTTGTATCAAAAAACAATCTGCGGGCCGTTGCAGAAATGGTAGACCAAATTATCCCCTGCAATTTGATCCGAAGCGTTGACTTGTTATACAATCAGCATGAATTGTTTAGTTTGCACAAACACGCTGATCTGTGCCCTTATACACACGACTACCTGAGAAATGAGGTTATGCCATGAAAACAACCAGTTATCTTAGTCTAAAAAAGCCCGATCAAGAAGACTTTTACAATGTTGATGATTTTAATAATAATATGGATGCCGTGGACGCCAAAATAAAAGAGTTAGATAGCAATATTAAGTCGGCTATAACCGTAAAAATAAACAGAGGACGTCTCGGCTTTGATGCCGGGTGGCTACTTTCACTGGAAACCGTAACAAAGAGGGGAAATAAAATCACAGTGAATCAAGCCTCCGGCAGTTCACTTATAGAAATATCAGGTATCGGGCATATCGAAATATCTGGTACTTTTTTATTTTCCGACATCACGCCGGAAATAGCCAAAAAGATTACAATAATTTTTGCGACAGGTACAACGGATATACATTCAATCGTTATGCCGATTAACACAATCATGTCGCCGATAGTCCTCGATGTATCAAGCGTAACCAATATACGCGTTTACGGTGGCTTTGAATGGGAGGACATAGCAACGGAGACAGACAACATATTGACGATACGAGAACTATAGGAGGTACTATATGGCAAACATTATTTTAGGCGGGCCAACATCCGATTTACAGGCAGGCATTGATACCATAAACGCGAAGCTAAACGGGCTATTAAAAGTAGTAACAGTAACAGGGCCATCCATAACAATCGGAGCGGGTGCCGCGGGGGTAATATCATTCACTTATTCGGCGCCGTCCGGTTATGCAGAAGTGGGAGTTATCGGATTCTACACCGGCGCGACAAGCTTAGTACCGGTCCGAGTCAGGGCTAACCGGATGGATCTCCGCAACGTCTCCACGGCTTCGATTACAACCGACGTTGTGACCGTCACAATTTTACTTGCAAGGACGGGTACACTTGACTAAAAAAGAAAGGACGGTGCTATGAAAGAAGAAGAAATTGTCGTAGCCTTAACGGGTCACGACCATGAAATAGGGTCACTGAAACACCGCATGAGCGCCCAGGAAGAACAGGCGAAAGCCACGCAGGCGATGGTAGTATCCATCGAGAAATTAGCGCTTAACACGGAGCGCCTGGCGAAGGAACTCGAAAAACAGGGTGAACGCCTGGGAAAGCTTGAAAGCGAACCGGCGGCCCGAATGTCGCAAATAAAAACAGCAATTATAACAGCACTTGCAACCGCCACTATAACCGGCGCTGTGAGTGCTCTTTTGTTGTTCGCGTAAAAGAAAAGGAGAATAAAGATGAAAAATTGGATTAAAGCAGCAGGGATCAGAGCAATCAAAACCGCAGCACAGACGGCGGTGGCTACGATTGGGACATCGGTGGTATTGTCGGACGTAAATTGGATTATGGTATTGTCCGCGTCGATTCTGGCGGGGGGCTTGTCCCTGCTAACGTCCCTTTACGGGCTGCCCGAATTGAACGAGGAGGAAAAGTAATGGATAGAGTGCTTAGCGTAGCCGCCGCAGAAGTAGGCTACCTCGAAAAGAAAAGTAACTCACAGTTGGACAGCCCCACGGCCAACGCTGGCAGCAATAACTACACAAAGTATGCGCGTGATTACAAGGTGTTTGCGGGGAAAGACTATCAGGGGCAGGCGTGGTGTGATATGTTTGTGGATTGGTGTTTTGTCCAGGCGTATGGCGTTGAAACAGCGCGCGCCATGCTGGGGGATTTTAGCGCATACACGCCAGACAGCGCGGCTTATTTCAAAAAAATGGGGCGCTGGTACGCTTCCTCTCAAGCCGGGGACGTTATATTTTTCAAGAATGACGAAAGAATCTACCATACCGGGATTGTCTACAAAGTGGACGCCGCAAAGGTATACACGATTGAGGGCAACACGTCCGGGGCGAGCGAAGTTGTTGCAAATGGCGGCGGGGTGTGCAAAAAGTCCTATACATTAGGCTATAGCCGGATTGCAGGATATGGCCGGCCGGATTATACACTGGCAGCGGACAGCGAAAACGTGGGATATGTAACCGGTCTATACCAAGAGCTGCTTGACAGGGAGCCGGACGCGGTCGGCCTTGCACACTGGACGGGAGGACTGGATAGCGGCACTATGTCAAGAGAACAGGTCAAGGCGGGTATTGTTGGATCCGAGGAGTACAAGAGCAAGCACACGGACCAGACAACCCTGCAAATTCGCGCTTGGGTAGATGGATATCTCGGACGATGTGTAGGGGATCTTAAGGTAGCGCTATGTGCGGCCCTCCAAACGTACCACAACCGCACCTACGGCGCAGGACTACTTGTAGATGGTTCTTTTGGGTCAAAGACAAAGGCTGCTTGCCGGGCGGTCAAAAAGGGCAATAAAGGGGACTTAGTGTACATCTGCCAGGCTATGTTGTATATCAGGGGCTATGATCCGAAGGGCTTTGACGGCAGCTGCGGCAGTGGATGTGATGCGGCAATCCGGCAGTATCAAAAGGATCA